TGACTTGAACCAATACCCCTGTTACTGTCAGTTCCCGAATTACTGGTATTTACACCTCTAACAAATTGTCCTCTTAAGTCTGGCACATTAAAGTTGTTACCTGATCCACCGTATTTGTATTGAATCAAATTAAATAAGGCAGTATTAGCACTTTGCGTTTTATTTAATGACTGACCATTGCACTCAACATATCCACTAGGAACCGCAGTTTCGGGCATACAGAATATTGCACCAACTGGCACAAAAGTGGGAGTCGTAAATGATAAAAGTCCTGATCCGTTAGTCTGCAATACCTGACCATTAGTTCCGTCAACGGGTGCAGTAAAAGTTACTTGTTGACTGTTTGTTACTGTTGCAGGAGCTTGTATTCCTATGTAATGAGTACTATCTGAATCTCCAAGTCTTAATTCTTTTCTGGATCTAATTGTTAAACCATTAGAATCTATTGAACTTATGTGAGTGTTACCTGCTGAGAAACCAATTCTATTACTATCTGCTCTAAAAATACCTGTATCTGTATCTCCGTTAAAAGATAAACCAGCACTCCCTGGTATAGATGAGTTATCAAGTAATAACTGACCTGTCATTGTTCCGCCTGATTTAAGCAACAATCCTAAATTTGCTTGATCTAATTTACCTACTTCATAAAAGGTTGCTGCATTACTATCCGTTTGAAGAGCTTGATCTCCACCACTTGTTGCTCTAATTAATAATCTTTTAGGAGTTGTAGAATTATCTGCAACAAACTCTGCTGGTAATATTGTTCCTGCACCACTTAACGGTCCAAAATTATTGGCAGCAGTAGCTTTTAAAGTATCCTCCATATCTTCTCGAACAACTTGCCCAGAAGCATTTGCTATATTTTTATCGCCTCTCTGAAATGTGGACATCTAAAAAATACTTTCTTCTATATTACACCCCTTTACCATAACCGACAGCTTGGAATGTAAATTGTTTAGCTATAAAACTATTACCATTTTTAATTTTTATGTTAAAACCTGTACCAGAAACGCTGGAAAGCACAAAATAATCTCCAGAAGCAGCATTTTCTATCGTAATACCAATAGATGGAGGAAAAGCATTTACTCCTCCTAAATTTGAAGTTCCAGTAAAAAATGAATTTGCAAATGTGACTGTTGTGCCAGATGAAGAGGTGCTAGAAGTTATTGGAGTTGTTCTGATTACATTTGAAGAATCTATGTAGGATCTTTCTGTTCTAGCTTCAAAAGCAGCAGTTACTCCTAATTCTTGTACAGAAATATTATGTGCAACGGATTCTGATTTTAACGTGCATCTAAATTTAAAACCTCTTCCTTTATAAGTACCGTTTGCAAAAGTTTGAAATCCCGAATAAGAAGGAGATCCAGAGCCAGGGTCATCTTGAGTAACATTAACAGATAAAGAAGCACTAACATCATCTATTGCTGGACCATCAAATTGTCCATCAGTAGCGTAATCATCCCAAAACGTTCCTGCTGGTATGAGATTATCTATTGTATTAACAAAAGCAAAAGTACAATTAGAAGATGATATTGCATTTCCAGTAGCTAAAAACTGAAAAGTATTAGTAGTAACAGCCACTATTCTATTTACACCACTTGTAGCTCCTCCTGTTAAAGCAACAAAATTAACATAATCACCAACAGATCTTCCATGACTATTGCTTGTTATTTCTATAACAGTCTGACTTTGACCACTTATAGTTGCAGTTGTTCTTACATAGGTAGCAGTGATTGTTTGACCACCAAGAGCAAAACCAATAGCTTCTATAAGTCTTTTTAAATTAACAGAATATACAGCTCCTAAGTCCATAGTTACTGCAAAATCATAAGTACCTGTTAAATTTGCTGCTGGATTAGTTAGCTGAAGTCCACCACCAACCACTGAGGTATTAGTCTTTGTACCTCCAAATGCGGTTGGGTCAGTATCTTCTCTATCTTCTAAAATTCGTACACTATCAATAAGATCAGGTAGATCAATAATTACGCTTGTCGCATCTTGGCTAAAACGACCACCATCATCCTGGAACTTTAAAATATACTCTCCTTCCAATGCTGGAACATCTGCTAACGTACTGTTTCCAGCAATAGCTGGTATTAGATCTACAGAGTTTTGAAAAGTTCCCGATCCATCTGTTTTAGTACTGTGTCTTAAAAATACTCTTCCACCGTGAATTACGTCTGGATCAGTGGATAAATCCCATCTTAATCTTATAGATTTATTGTCTAACGGTTCGTAAGATAAATTTTGAACAGGATCAGGCCGTCTAGTTTTACCTTCAGCATTAAAACTTATAAAACTTGGTTCAGCAGATAATTGCAAAGCTGCGTTAAATGAAAACACTTTAATCTCATAAGTGCCTTGCTGACTGTTTAATATTTCTATGTCTGGTCTAAATACTATTTCGCTTATCCAGTTTGTATTATTAAATCTATGTTGTACAAGATATTGACTAACACCCGTTCTAACTTCCCAAGAAGCAATTATTTTTGACACAGCCAAATTGTTAATAGTGACGATTTTTTCCACAGCAGCAAGTCCACTCGGAGGTGCTTTCAACGAATTTAGGAGCGATATATTTCTTGGAGGCAAACTGATTCCCTGCTCTATATTGTTATATTTTTCAGCTATATAAGTTAGAGCAGTAATCGTATAATTTATATCATCTTGTTCTTCAATACTAATAACTCTAAAAGTTTGCGGTTTTACCGCACCAGCTTGCCCTGGACTTGATGGTTCACTAGATAACATCCATATTGCATTTACATTAGGAACAGCACTTAAAGCTGTAGTTAGAGTTATAACGCTTCCTGTAACAGTACAAGCTATCTCTTCTACATCACCATCGGGTAAAATTACAGAACATTTTTTATTGATACCAGCAAAACCAGCTAAGTCCTGATCGTTGTCTACTGTTATAGCAGTTGTAGTTGCAGATTTTATTCTTCCTGATCTTCTGGATACACTTCTTACTGGATCGTTTATTTGAATAACGCTTCCAGGTCTTACGATTGCTCCAGCATCAATAGAAGTTGTAAAGGTAACTGTTTCTGATTCCTGTTGTTCGCTAAATAAAATTGCTTTTGCAAGTCTCTTTGCTTGACCTCTTGATGTACAGGCAAATGCTTTTACTCTCTTAACTACTGTGCCCAACTTTGAAATAGCAACACTGTCTTCTTCTACTTCATAATCTATTTCTCTACTGTCCATATTAAAATAACCGACACTTACAACTGAATGTCTTTGCCTTAAACTACTTCCAGAATATGAGAATCCGCCTTCTCCTACGTTTGATAAACTAAATAAGTAACTAGGATCAGTTGGTCTGTCTTGTGCAAGGGTTATAGTGCCTGTTTGCCAAATAGGAAATGCTCGCATAACCCCAGATAGTTCATTTATTAAGTCAAATGCTTCTGAAGATCCTTGAATACTTACATTACAGCTAAATCTAGCTTCTTCACTTCCATCTGCATTTGTAACTTTTGTATTTGCATATCTACTGGCAGCAACATAACCAAATAAATCAATATTCTCGTACATTTTTATATCCGTGGATTGATCTGGTGCTATTTGATCCCCTAACCCATAACGTTTATTAGTCAAAATATCAAGCAGTATCATCGCAGGGCATGAGCACCATTGTGCTGCTCCCATTTGTCCTGCAAAAACGTAGTTACTTGGGTAAATAATACGGCCTGTCTGTAAATCAACTGTTGGAGTTACACCATTATTTGCTGCTGGTATTCTTACTTTTATTCCACGAATACGAAAAGCTCTTTGAGGTACAGAACTAAACTGTTGAGAACTTAATCTCAATGTAGAATAGGCACAGTCTGGATATGTCCTTACATCGTCAGATATTTCTTCCATTCTTGTAACAGAAAAAGTATCCTGTATTTCATCTGGGTTACTATCGGCTGTTACTCTTACAACTCTTATCTTTGCCTGACTATAAGTATCAGGAAGATCTATTCGATACTCTTTAGAATATGGATCAGCACTTCTACCTTTTATCGTATCGGTTAATCTATCTACAAAAATTCCATTATCTATTTGCCTTTGAATTTTTAAAGTAACTTCTGTTCCTAAAATATCTCCGTTAGTTTCAAACTTTTGTAACGCTCCAAAAGTAACTGTTACCTCTACTGCGTCTTTATTAGCACTTATGTCTGGACTATCAGCAGGACCAGGGTTGCCACTTTGAGTTACGTTGTTGGTATGAGTAGGTGTAATACTGTTACTCTGTTTTGTTAATACAGCATTATCAACATTTCCTACAGCAGTCTGGTTACTCGTACCAAATCGAGGTTTAAAAGTTACATCTTGAAAACTAAAATCAGTAGCTTGTAAATTTCCTAGTTTAGTTAAAAAATCTGCATTACTTAAAGTAGGAGATACATTAAGGACTGATGTGTTGTTTAAAAATATATCTGCAAGACAAGCATTATTATAATTTGCATTATTTTGAGCAATACCTCTTTTAGATGGAGTTGCAAAACCTTCGATCTCACCTTCGGACAGCAGATCTTGAACAGTAGCAAACTCTTTACTGTTTAAAGTATCTTCGGCTCTTACTGGTTCTCTTGGTTCTGGTGGCCCTTTGGCTCCCCTAATTATTTTGCTCATAATTTAATTCTCCGCTACTACTTGATGAGTGTCTATTCCTGCTGAAATAACAACCGATCCAGTTACAATTTCTCCGTAACACAAAGGAATACTGGTTCCTGCTCTTGATGTATTTTGAATACCACTAAAACTAAATGATATTCTAGGGTCTTCTTCATTACTAAAGTCAGGAAGTTTAGGTAAAGGAAATAACATTTCAGATACTCCTGTTAATGTTAACGCTGCACCTATTCCAAACAAACCTTTAGATAAAGCTCCTCCTGTTATTCCTGCTTTTGTAAATGCAATGGATCCAGGAACAGCAAAAGCTAATCCGATCATTGCTACTCCTAATAATGTTTTACCTAAACCTCCTCCAGCACCGCTAATGACGGGAACAATACTTATATCAGATTTTCCAACTGGATAGTGTATTTCTTCTTCATGTATTTCATAATTGTTAGTTAAAATTTTGTAATGCCTATCAGCCATGTGAGCTTCTAACCCAGGAAAATTACACAACAAAAATCTAATTGCATCAGCAGGAGAATTTAATACAGCTTCTAACTCTTTGTGACCAATAAATTCGGCTAGTTCTCCATATAATTTAACTTTGTTGAGCATAGCGATACCTCTTACCAGTACATTTTAACAACCATTCAGAGTAAGGCTCTCTACAAGATAGTCTATCTGCTAAATGATGTAAAACCATATCTCCTAAGAAAATCGCCACATGATTTAAAGTTGGATACATAATTGACATCAGCAAAACATCTCCTTTTTCTAATGGTTCGTCTGGTCTAAGTTCTCTAAATCCTGTTCTCCACGCGTAGCTTTCAAATAGTGGATCAAATAAAAATTCATCAGCAGTCATATTTCGTTCATAATCTTTTAACTCAATACCCTTTTCTTCTCTGTACCAATCGACAACTAAACTCCAGCAGTCTGTTACACCCCACACCCACTTACGGCCCAACAAAGGTGCTTTATATCCCGATGGTTCTAAATATGCCCATTCTTCAGATTCGGGATTAACAATATGCCAGGGTAGATTGCTTCTTTCACAACTAACTTTATCTGCCTGACTAGGTTCTGGGGATGATATTGGATGACTATGAATAACAGCTACTATATCTCCTAAATTATCTGCTTTTACATAATCTTCTGGATTTAAAATAAATTCTTGGTGGCTTGTTATCGCTAGGTTTTCACATGGATAATAACGTTTTTTACCTCTTATATTAAGTAAGAGTCCTACAGATTCTTTAGGATTTTGGTCTTTCGCATGAACCAATGCGTCATCCTGCCAACTCATTGAAAGAACGTACCGATAGCAGGAAATAACTCTCTAGTACATTGTCTTTTTGGTAATCTAACTCCTGCTAAATCAGAGGGTGCAGCTAATTCAAACTCTACTACTTCTCTGTTTTCAGTTGCTTTACGATCTACTAAATATATTTCTCTTTTAAATTCAGCAGTAGGGTCAGGAGTTCCAAGAGGATTTGAATTTCCTGGAAAGTTTACAGCATCAAGAAACCTTGCCATAGTTCTTATTCTGGTGACTGTTGCTCCTGTTAAATCATTACCTGTGTTAACAGCACCAGCTACAGTAGCCGTATTTACTAAATTCAATATTGCGGATATGCTCCCTAAAGCATTACTTATAGTTAGCTTTGGTCTAGGTATTTGACCTTTTCTATAGGCAAACCCATCTGCGATTATTGGCATCCTTGTGTACGAATTTCCTGCCCATACAATTTCACCATTATTGCTTAAATTTGAACCTCCATGAAATCTATACATTGAAGTATCACCATGAAAAGACTGACTTAGTTGCAACGTAAATAATTCAATGATTGCCGATGGGTTTATTTTCTGAGCTTCACTGTAAACAAGGGCAGTACTCATGGTTCAAACACCTCCCTAAATGTTGCTTGTATTGTTGCTCTGTTTAAATATGGAATAGATTTAGACCATGACTCGCATACAAATTTATATGAACTAGGTTCCCCTGGTGGAGTAAAATCAAAGCTGGCACTATCATTTGCTCTTGCATCTAAAAATGTTTCTATAGTATCTGCGTCTGCTTCGGATACCTCAAACGTGAAATTAAATACTTTCGGGTTTTGATGCTCTGCGAGTCCAAACAATATTCTATGTTCATAGCCATCAGCAAAACGAACTGTTCTAGTATTTGGTGCGGATCTCTTTTGTTGCCCATATCTAGGAGTAATCGAAGGAAATGTAGCCATTATGCAAGTAAACCTCCTGGTCTTTTCTGCTCTAATAATTCAGATTGTACTGCAACTGATATAAGACGACCAAGTTCTCTACCCTGTTGCTCATCTCCTTCAATAGAAGAACCAGAAGCATCTACATTTACAACTACAGTTGTAGCACCGCCTAACTGATGGTTAGGAGTAATCATTCCAGAAGATCCAGGTGTAAATAATTCTGGACCGCGTTCTCCTACGATATAGCTGCCTCCTTTCTTTACAGGTCCACCATCTGCTTTAAATAAGCTACCTATTCCAGGGATACTGCCGAGTAGCGAATTTACACCAAACTGTAAAAGAGTTCTAGATATTTGATTAAACACACTGGTTGCAACTTCGCCCAAAGTTTTAGTTCCTTGTATTGCACCCTCTATTGCATCAACAATTCCATTTTCTATTGCTGATCCTATTTTCTGATATAGTTGTTCAGTTTTCTGTAAATTATTTATAAGACGTAATTTTTTACCTATTTCTTCTTCGGTTAAATCTGTTCCTTTATCCTTAAACTCCACTATTTTTTGTTCTATAGTTGCTTGTTCCTTACCTACTTCTAGAGATCTCTGTAAGAAAGCTATTCGTTTATCTAAGTTAGCTTCGATTGTTGGATCGGTAGTACCTCCTAATAAACTTAGATCTCCTCCTAAACCTTCTCCTACTGCTCTAGATAATGACCTTTTCTTTGCTTCATTAGTCAGCATACCTGGCACTACTTTGCCTCTATCTTTTCTGGTTCCTCTTTCCTCTAAAACTATTTCGTTGAATCTTGTTAGATCAGCACCAGACAGACTTCCCTTAAAATTTTTAAACTGTGATGGAATAGTAAATCCCGATAATATTGTATTTATTGCGTTTATTCCTGGAAGTATGGCTTTGGCTAATACAGCTTGAATAGAAGCCCCTAG